AGCTGTAGGGTTTTGATTGTATTCACCCATAGATTTGATTTGATTGTTTTGTGCTTGATCATCACCTAACAAACCTGTCATCTTGCCTAACATGACTCCACCTAATATTTGTCCAAGACCTAAAGCCATTATGTACCTCCAGTATATCCACTAGCACCTAACGTCAAGTAATCAAACAAACCTGGTTGTTTTGATAACGTAGATGTGTTTTCGCCTAAATTAGAAGCTCCAAGTGCCGCATTAAGATATGGTAGACCAGCTGCTGGATGATTTGCATAAGCATTAAACTTGCCTTGTGCTTGATCCATAACCATTTGTTGTAGAGCTTGTTGCATTGCGCCTTGTTGTGCAAGGTTTTGATTAACCTGTTGCCCCATACCAAAACCAAGATTACTTAGTTGTCCTAATTGGTTAGCTGCTCCTAATCTTTGTTGTGCGCCTTGTAAACCTGCGCTTTGATTAGCTAAAGATGCTTGTAATCTATTAGATATATCTTGTAATCCTGAAGATTGATTGGCAAGTTGACCTTGCATATTCATGCCTTGATTAGCTTGTTGGACATTTAAATTGTTGCCTTGATTAGCTAATTGAGCTTGTAAATTATTGGCTTGGTTGGCAAGTTGACCTTGCATATTATTGCTAATATCAAATTGACTAGCTGATTGATTAGCTAACTGTCCTTGCATATTGTTAGCTATATCTTGCAAAGCTGATTGTTGCGCTTGTTGAAAATTAGCTTGTCTAAGACCTTGTGATGATCTAGCAAGTTGTTCAAGTGATCCTCTACCCAATTCAGCGCCTTGTATTCCATGACGTGATCCACCAAAACTACCAGCAGCTTGTGCTTGTGCTGATAATTCATTTAATCCTATTTTAGCTCCTCTTAAAATATCAGCTTCATTTTGCTTTATAACTGAATCTGTGTAAGGATTCATGTAAGGGTTTAAATTTGTACTAGCAAGAGTTTGTGGAGTAACTGTAGCACTTGATCCTACTGTACTAACTTGTTGAGGTGTGTAACCCATTCCCATAGCAGTACCCATACCCGCACTTTGAATGCCTTGAGCCGCTAAGCTATTAATGTTCATTGGTGGTGGGGCAGTTGCGCCACCTACTTGTATTTGCCCTCGATTGTTTGTAGCTCCACCCATGTTATACACGTTGTTATTTACTAAATTACCATTAGCATCTCTTATACCTTGTAATCCCGGTGTCTGTGATACAGTCGGCATTGGCATTGGTGATGCCATCATAGGTGGTCGATTATGATTTGGATTGCCGACATATCTACCTTGATCCAAAGGATTAGCTTTTTGTGTTTGCCCTCCTGTCATTGGTGATCCTGCCATTTTTTATCTCCTGTCTAATTTAATAACTACCACCTAATGGTGTACTAGGTCGTGCTTTTTCCATCATTTTTTTAAATCTGTGTGACTGTTCTGAATTTGCATCTTTACCAAAAACAAAAGATGAAGGAACGGGCCCGCCTGTGTTAAGTTTTTGTCCTCCATCTGCTCTACCTACTATGGGAGTTGAGTTGCTGATCAACCCCCCACTTACTTTCCCATGTGTGGATTCCCATAAAAACTACCACCAGTTGTTCGTGAAGGTGTAGCACCTTTACTGTCTAATCTGCTACTTAAACCAGTATTGTAATTCACAGTTGCATTTTGTCGCATGTGATCTGTTTCTGCTAATGCTTCTCTTTGTCTTTGTCTTGCTCGTGCTGCGCCACCACCACTTCTATAATTTGGGTTCGATGGTACGTACCCTCTACCATTTGGTGATCCACTAGCCATCATAGTATCTTCGGTAATACCCCGCGCCGGTGATGGTCTAGCTGTACTTGGTGATATACCTCTACCTCCACTACCTCTTGATGCGTTTAGTTGTGCCATAGCATTAGCACCAAATAAAGAATCATATAATGCAACAGCTTCAGGTTGCGCCGCTTTTGTTTCAGCGAGTGCCTGATCATATATAGGCATTGAGCTATAGCCTGAAAACCCATTAAAGTCTGTAGGTGTTGGCATACCTGTTGTTGCTGTTAATGTGCTGTTAGGATCAAGCAAACCAAAAGCCTTTGCAGTTGCTATGTTGTTATTCATCGCTGCATTTTGTGTTGCGTTAAAAGCTGCAACTTCGGGCCCGCGATAAGGCATGTACTCAATTCTTTGTACATCTTCAGCACGTTTTAAATTTCTAATCGCTGGTTGTTTTATCCAATCAGGTACTTCTGTTTTAGTAGTTTCACTTCCACCTTTTCCGCCGCCACCACTCATCTCAAAACTCCTTTATTAATGTTGTAAACTGTTCTGACCATCCTTTGGATTTCAAAACTTTTTTCCATCCTTTTCGACCTGCTATTGTCATGCCATCACAGCCTTGTTGTTTACTCCATGCCATTGCATCATCATGCATGTCTGTAATTTGCTCTATTCCTTGCCCTAAATCTCCACCCGCCAAGAAAACATGAAGGACTTTCTTATTAGGATACACTACAATCTCTGTTACTGCACAACCGTTTGCGCCACCCCACAGTTGCATATGTCCACTTATTATCCCATCAACAATGTCTTTAAAGTCATGAGTATTACCTCCTTTGTTTAAAGCTGACTGTATCCAGTCTTGGCATCTCATCAATTCTTTTTCTAACTTCATGGATCGTATTTTAATTTAACCCAAGCACCGTTCTTGCTAACGACAACAGCATTCTGCGCTTCATCCCACATAATTATGCCATCTTGTGTAGCTTTACTGTCAGCGTTGTAAAACTGTAACTTGTTTCTTGTTGTTGTTAAAAAGCTATTTAATCTTTCTCCCCAAGGTTTCCAATCTGATCCTAAAGGTGGTGGAGGAGTCTGTGTACTCATCGCCTACCTCCTACATTTGCTTCTATACGCATTATTCCTGATCTCCAGTTGTCATTACCTGTGCCTTGTACTTTTATACGTACTTGTCTACCCTGAAAGCGCACATCTGTAGGATTACCAAGAGTAAACGCACCGTGTGAGGACTCAGTATCATTCGGATAAAAACGTGTCTTGAATGTTACTTCTACTTGTCCTTGTGTTTTTTCGTCAGGTATTAACTGTGTTACTTTCATTATGCTATCACCGTTACCAATACTAATTGATCCTGACTCAGCGTATGGTTTTGTTGAACCTGTGTGCGTGTAACCTGTTTCTTGATTGTAAAGATTGCCACTAGCATCTGCCCATATTGGATTACTGAACACTCCTTGATCTACACCTGATGTTCTAGCTAACTCACCAGTAGTCCAATGACCTTCTTTATAATCTAGTGCTACATATCTGTCATTTTCGTTTGATGTTCCTGAAGGATAAAACCACCATATTTCACTATGTTGTGAGTTATGAAGTGCATATACTTTACTAATTTGAGATACGTTCATATCGTCAAACACATAATCTGAAACTTCACAATTTATTTCTTTTGCTACTGATCCATCAAATGTAAAGAAACCACGTTTACCCATCCAAAATGCACCTTCATCTATAGCTACTGCACCTCGTCTTGATGCAACACCACAAGCTGTACCAACTCTTTCAAAGCCATATACAAATGGTGCGCCTGAGTATTGTGCTATATGTGCATCATTGTCTGTTAGTATTAGTGTTCGCCCTCTCATACGTAAACCTAACATAATTTGACCAACAGTCTGTAATTCAAAATCACCAGCTTGGTTTGTTGCTGATGGTGTCCATGACGTATTATTTTCTTGATCGCACCATGCTACTTTACGAGGATTACCACCTGCGCCAAGTGCAAATACAAATCTTTCTTCTGTAACTACTAAACCTTTGTTTCCTGTTGGAGCATTGGCTACTACTTGTGCTACAACTCCTGTGTTAAGTTGCCATTCGTATATCTTGCCATCCTTAGATGAACAAGCCATAAGGTATTCACCCCATGTATCTAGTGACCAAGTCGTAGCTTCTTGATAAACTCCTGAGCTAGTAGGTGCATTGCCCCAATTGCCATAACCATAAAATCCACCACCATAGCCAAGATTAAGCGATGCATTTAGATCACCTGATGTTAAACCTGATGGTGTTATGTCGTATACTGTGTGCGATGGGTTTACATAATATAATTTATTAAATGTGCCACTTGCTAAATATGAGTCACTTGAATTATCAAGCCATGAAAGCATTGCTCTTGGTGCTGATGCAAATGCACTAGCTTTTCGAGTTGTCCAACCACCAACAGGTCGCATTGATCCATCGTGCCACCTAACTAAACTAGCATCTCTCCATCTGTTTGATGCTTGAAAGTCTGTGCCATTTCTATATTGACCCGGTGGTATGTCTAAAGGTATTAATGCCATAATATTACGCCGCTATTTGAGTCCATGTGACTGCATTATTAGTTATAAGTTCCCATTTTTCTCTACCAACTGTAGTTGTTACCGATGTTGATGATACTGCACCACCTGTTCTTTGTACTCTGTTGCAAGTTGCTGTAATACTTGACTCAGGTTGTGTAACTGCATGACCTTGAAATATTTTCTCTGAGTCACTTGCTGTGCTTGAGTTTGTAGAATTGTTTGGTGTTGTTGCTGTGCCACCCATTCCTGAATGCAACGAACAATAGTAATATAAGTCAGGCGTACCATCTGCCACAACAATAGTTGATTGCGTAGATGAGTTATGAGTTACACCTGTTGTATATTCTGTTCCACTTGCATGTGTACCATTAGACGTTGTAGAAAATCTTAATGGATGTCCTGATGGGTAATTAAACACATATGTGTTGCCTTCAACTAAGAATTGTGCTTCTTGTTGTA